TATATCCCTCGACATGGGGCATTTAATTTCGACTAGCTTACCCGATTCACTCACACCATCTGGACTTCCACCCAGCCATGTATATTTGGGATGAGGACACAGTCCTATCTCATGTACAACTTCATTATGACGCTGTTCGTATAAAATACGAGCTTCATCTTCATATTTTTCACCATGTCGGGTGGCTTCATTTCCTGTAAAGACGGGTCCTTTGCCACATTTCTTTAGTAGAAGATCGAATGGGGTCTCGTAGTGGTTTAAACTGATCGCTGTTGCGCAGTCACTAGCAGTAAGCATGTTCCCGCGAAGATCCAACCATTCCTGGGATTTTTGGGCGGCATATTCGCGTTCAATGAGTACCTTGACATGTGGATGCATTTATTAGTTCTAGCTTCTATCTTTTAACCTTGTATCATCCCTAAATTTATGTACGATCACTGACTTAGGAGGCAACCCCGGGGGTGGTCTCGGTGGAGGTGGGGGTGGTTGCGTATATTGGAATTTATGTGGAGGTGGTGGAGGGGGTTGATTATTATGTTTTGGTAAATCCCCGCCTCCATATGCAGGTAAGAACACCGAACGAGCCGCATTTTGTTCCGCTTGTTTTTTACTCTTGGCAAAACCTACCCCGAGCTGCTGATTTTGAACGATGGCTCCGATGACGAATACCCCATTTTCTTGTGATAATACACGATATTCAGGGAGTTCAAAGCTGTTTGTTTGACAATATCGCATGAGATGATCCTTAAAATTGTCATCGACCATGATACAATTCAAATCAATGAATTCGGGATTTTCATAAATCCCCAAAATAAATTGCTTTGCGTGAAGCAATCCACAATCCATATAGATAGCACCCACGAGGGCTTCGAATACATCCTCAAGAATCTTGGGATTATTATTCCATTCATTTCTCATTCCCTTCTCATCCATTAAAACAAGTTTATTCAAACCCAATTTTAATGCGATAGATGCGAGAGTTTCCGACCTAACTAATTTAGTCCTAGCCTTCGTTAAAAATCCTTCTTGTTTCTCTTCAAACTTATCGAATAACCATTTCGTTATCACGAAACCTAATACACTATCACCCATGAATTCGAGAGTTTCAAACGATTGAGTTAAATTTTCATGTTCTTTTAATGCGGATTTATGGGTAAATGCCTTTTGGTACAGAGATAGATCTTTTATCTTTGTACCAACAAGTTGTTCTACTTCTTGTTGGGAAACATTCATGTTTCTTTGTTATTTATTAAAAGTTATTGTTTAAGTTACTTAAATCCACCCCCTTAGACCACTCGGGCATCCTGGCTTATATAAGAGTGCCAGGAGTGGGGTTCGAACCCACGCGCACATTGTGCAGTGGGTAGTTTTGCACAAGGCATTTTTATTTTTTTGTTTCCTATTGGCAAATGGACACGGAGATGAGATGAATGAGTCGCCATTGATCTATATTAAAACTCTGAATACCCAAGAACTTATGCCTTCTTGGCGGCCTTCACGTAATGCGGAGAAAGGAACTTTTGCAAGTTGAGGAACGTGACTTGAACGTCGCCCGGCTTGAGGAGCTCCCGGAGCTTTTCGTCCATGATGAGAACGCGTCCATTGTCCGGATGCTTCAAACCGTGTTCGGTAATGTACTTGGTGAGAAGCTTGGTAACTTCACTTCGGGAAACCAATTCTCCCGGCGGAAGACCGATAAATTCGCGAAGTTGATCGGTGATTTCTTGCTTACGGTTGAAACCGTTGTTAGCCGCGCGCGCAGCCGCCTTGGATCCGTCCGGGTCGTCCTGCTTAGCCTTGATCTTACGAACAATCTTGGTGAGGGACTTAACGTCGGAGCGGAGAGCGGCAATTTCGGTTTGAATTTCTTCAAGAGACATGATGTTATATCTTTCTTACTTGTTTCATCTTTAAGCGTATTAACGACTTTAGGTCAGATTTTGGTAACACACATATGCGAAATATAAGAATGAGATAACATTACTTACGTTTTCTGACATTGAGAATTAGTGTACTAAGAATAACGAGGATAATTAATACATACAAAACACGCTTAATGTTTTTTCTCAGGTCGTAACGAAATGGTATGAATATGTCATCCGTTATGGCAAATGGTGGCCTACTCTGAACACCCTTGCACTGACCAGGACAACCCCCACCCGCGCAGCACGTGGCCTCACATGGAAAGATCTTATCACCGTGTCTATAACCACATATTTGATTATCATAGGGGAACTTCTTGCTTTTATATGCGTAACATTTACAGTCAGCTATTTGATCGCACTTGGAAGAACTGCAATCCATATTTATATATTACAATATTATAATGGATACAAACGTTTACTCTGAGGCAACCATCAGAAGATTCATGAAAAAAAATATGTTCATGGACGACGAAACGCTGGTTCGATATTATAACAAAGACAACCTGTCAGGATACAGGAACAGACTCGCACGAGTTCATAAAAAGGAAAGTCTTGAAAAAATGATATATGCCGTAGTCACAGATAGTATTCGAGACCTTGTCTATCAAATGATAGGAGAAATGTCCGATTATCTCCGTAAAATAGGGGATTTGGTTATTTCTGGGGGTGAGGCGTTTAATTTATATATTGAACGAGCTGATAGAATAGTAACCGCAGATATAGATACCAAATTTGTACCGAGACTCAAATATGATACCAAGTATTTTGGAAAGCTCCAGGCAATCAAATTGATAATTTGGGATAAGTTGGGTGAAATTTCGATGCGATACGACAAAAAAATAAAAGACAGATTAACGAAAAAGAATAAAGTATTCAGATTTCTTGGGTTAGGATTTCCTGAAAAGGGGCCGTATGTCACGAGAAGATATATGTTGATTAAGAAGAAAAAGCTCGACAACGGCCCAGAGCCGTCCAAGAAGGACGTTTTCATCGATGTTGAGTTGTTTTCTCTGGATCTTAAACTCCGGTACTTCTCCCCAGCAAAGGGTAAGATAGAAGAAACTGCCTTGGGTGGGATATTAGACATGCCCCTCATGCGTCCGGGTGAATTTGGATACGAAGTCGTAGAATCTCAAAAGAAGGGTGTCACATATAAAGTCAATGGTAAGATGATCCGTGACTCTAGAATTTCCGTCGCGGGGCGCAGGTTTCTGATAGATGATGTATATTTAATGCAGAAATTAGGTCTCAGGCCAGAAAAGAAAGAGAAGGACAAACAGAGACTTCTTAAATTAAGTAAAATGATTTCTACTAAATTCAAACTCAATTCCGGGAATAGCCTCGAGAGTATATATCACCTAGTACATAAATTCCCAATGACAGCGGCGAGGACAATGAAGACAGACGGTGTGGTGAGCATGAAAACCGCAAGTTCTATAAACCCCCGAAAGTATGTAAGATATACGACAGAACCTAGTGCGACGAGACTCGGAAGACAGATGGTATACGGTCTCAAGGCGTCCCTGCGAACAATGAATGTCCCGCAATATACAAAAACACACGGCTCTTATCGTTTTAACATGAATACACAGTTGTGGCGTAAAAACGCACGCAGTCAGTATATTAAAAATGAATACACGCACAGACCGATGAATGTTGAAGATTTACCGGATGACCTAATCATATCCAAAACGTTATATGGATTTAATCCCAGGAGAGATGGCTGGATATCAAAGAAGATACTCTCTCGTTCAGCACAAATACCATTTGTTGGTTTAAAGAATTAAATACATAGGTATGTACAATGATATACGGCGAACCAACCAAAGATGAAGAAGGACTCCGATGGGTGAAGACCACCACAGACGGAGGTAGAAAGGTGTATGTTCAGCTTAATGGGGTGAAAATTGAAAAAATCGAGGGTGATGAAATTACGATTGATCTCGTGTCAAAGGTGAATGAAGACCGAATCGCGGCGGTGCATGAATTAAACAGGGAAGCCGCCATCGAAAATAGTGAATCGTGGTTCGGAAAGGTTGTTTCAGAAGGAACATTATCCAAGGCGTATAACACAGGAGCGAAAGATAAATTGACCGTTGATCGAATCGAAGCAACCCGAGTTTTTACGGTGGATCAGGAGCAGACCGACTTTGAATCGATAATGACGGATTCCGAATGTTCCGCGATTGTTGAACTCGGTGGTATCTGGTTTGGCAAAAAAACTTTTGCTCCAGCGTGGAACTTGGTTCAGGTCAGAATTGAACTTCCACCCCCACAACCAGAAGAAACATACCCAGAACAATATGCTTTCAAGGATGAATCTGAGGCCGACCAATAAAAAAAAATATGTTTAACATATAGTAAAAGATGAAGTCTCCGGTTCCCCTTGAACGAATTATGTGGGCAGTGGTGGCACTCATTGTCATGTTTTCGATCTATAAATTCAGCACAAAAAACAAGAAATCTGAATACAGCGTTGAAGATGCGTTGTATGCCCCGGCGCCGGCCGGTGGTAAGGCCACCAAGTGTGGTATGAAGGCCGGTACGGGTCTCGCGTCCAGCCTCCTCCCGCGTGAAGTCGCTTCCAAAGCCGATTTCGGTGAGTTTAAGCCGGATGACGTCCTCAAGGGCCAAAAGAATTTCCTTGAACCGCGATCCCAAGTTGGATTCCCGGAGAGTGTTGGAGGTGCGCTCCGAAATGCGAATCAACAAATACGCGCCGACCCGCCGGTTGCGAAGAAGGCTTACGTCTGGTCCAACAGCACCATCTCCGCTGACACGATGCAACGTGATTTGTAAATACTTAATTAAAGATATTAGATTAGATTAATATAACATGTCATCTGAGGCCCTAAATGTCCCAGAAGAACTCTCGGCGAATGTTTCAAAGCTCGTCGAACTTAACAAACAAATAACTGAAGCAAAAGCTGATATCAAGGTCCTAACCACAGCCGAACGGAAAATAAAAGATTCCATAAAGCGATTGATGGTTACTCAGGGTATTGATACCATTAACCTCAGGAAGGGTAAAATCTCTCTTCGCACATCGACGCGCAGGGGAGCAATGACAAAAGTTGCCATCAATTCCGGTATTAATGCGTATTTCGGTGGAGATCCAGTCAAAATCGAGGGATTAATGAATGCTATTCAGGATCAAATTAAGGAGAAAAAGAGTACGTCTCTCTCCATAACTGGTATAAAAGAGAAGGCCCCTAAAAAAGAATAAAAACAACGCAAGTCTGAACTGCGGACCTACACAATGGT